CTTGCAGCAGCTCCTGCGGGGGCGGCGGGATCAGACCCTGGGCGTATAGCACCTCGTACTCCCGGGCGATCGTCGGCCCCAGGCTCTCGCTCTGGTAACGGCCGAACGTCGGGGACAGGAGGGCGCCCTTCTCGCGCGCGCGCTCCAGCACCTCGGTCGCGGTCATCGTGTTGTTGTCGACCAGGATCTGGAACAGGGTCACGTAGAAGGCGTCGTTGATCGCCTGCCGTTCCTCCTGCATCGTCTCCACGCCGATGTTCAGGTTCCCGGTCGGGAGCACGTCCACCAGCCGGCGGCCCTCGGAGGACATGCCGCCGTAGTTGACCGCGCCGGGCATCAGGTTGACGCCCTCCAGAATGCCGTCGTCGTGGGCCAGCAGCACGGGGTCGACCGCGCGCTGGGCCTGCTTGAGCATGGTCTTCTTCTGGGCGTTCAGGCCCTTGATGCTCGGTAGCACCAGCATCGCCGGGCCGCGGCCGTACACCTCGCCCGGCGCCGTGGTGTAGCGCGCCACCGGCATCGGCCAGGAGCGGTAGCCCGATTCGTCCAGCAGCACGCGCTCGGACTCGAGCACGTAGTAGCTGGCAAAGCGCATCGCCTTGCCCGAGAGCGGCCGGTCGGACCAGCTCTCGCGCGGGCAGATGTGGTGGACGACGTAGACCTTTTCCTCGGGGTTCTTCTTGAGCCGTTCGGTCACGCTGTCGGGCAGCGTGGCGTTGGGGAAGCGCGCGACCACGTTTCGCAGGCTCATGCGCCAGCGGCGCCACACCTTGTCCACCAGCCCCTGGTGGTTCTCGCTGACGTAGACCTCGCCCAGGTTGATGTTGCGGTAGGCCAGGCCGCGGGCGTTGGGATCGTTCGGGTCGCGCAGCCTGTCGACGAACATGGCCGACGTGCCGAACGCGCCCTGGGTCACGTATGCGTCGTGCTGCTGGGTGTGGAACCCCGAGCGCGCCGCGTAGCGGTAGTGGAACATGATGTCCGTCACCTGCTCGCACCACAGGCGCACGTTGCGCCGGGCGTTGAGCTTGGGGTCGGAGATGCGGATGGTGTGCCAGCGCCCGTTGCGCGGCGTCAGCATCGACTCCATCGCCGCGGCGTAGCGGAACAGCGCCATGTTCGCCGTGGTGTCGAACATCTCCAGGCCGCGTTCCTGGCCCGGGCTGCGGTAGTTGTCCGAGTTGAACGTGTACTGGTAGTGCGGCAGCACGACCCGCGCCGTGTCCTCCCAATACTGTTCGAAGTTGGCGCGGCTGGTCTTGGCCTCGGAGAGGCCATGCAGGATGCCGTCGATCAGGTCGGCGTCGGCCACGGGCTCAGCTGCCCAGCAGACCGGACGTGCTGACGGTGCCGGTGTTGGACAGGCCCGCGCCGCCGCCGGAGGTCAGGTACGTGCTCGACTTGCCGTACAGCGCGCGGCGCTTGTTCTCTTCGTCGATCTGCGCGTCGGCTTCGGCGGACGTGTTGGCCATCGTGGGCACTTCGGGGTTGGCCTGGGGCGCCTTGGCCTTCTTCGGGCTCACGCCGAGCAGGTTCCCCAGACTGCGGGTAAAGGAGGCGATGAAGCTCACGGGGCGACCCTACGGGCAGATGAAGTCGGTGGCATTGTGCCACTGTGATGTGATTTTGTCACCACTTGGGTCACGCCAACGGGTTGAAGTCGACGTTCTGCGCGACGCGGTTGCGGCCCCGCGCGCGGCTGGCCGCCTGGTCCTTGCGGGCCACCTTCTGCCCGAAGGTCTGTGCCAGGGCATCGCCGTCGTTGGGGGATGCCAGGCCGCGGGCCTTCATGTCGTCCTTGCTCTCCACCTGCAGCTTGCCGGTCCGTACGTGGCGCAGCCGCTTCGGCCCCTTCAAGTCGTCCTTGAGGATTTCCGACCCGTCGATCGCGCCGTTGCGCAGCCACACCGCCATCTCGCCCCAGCACTCGGCGCGCTTGTTGAAATACTGGGCCTCGTCCTGCGGGCTGCCCTGGGCGTGGACGCTGATGACCCGGTAGCCGGCCGCACGCAGCCACTCCGCGCCGGGGGCGCCCACACCGTTGGTGTCGGCCATGATGTAGTCGGGCTGGTACTTGTCGATCGCCGGCGCCACCACGTTGGCGGTGAAGTCCAGCACCTGCATGCCGCTGCGCCGGATCGCCGGAATGGTGCGCGCGTCGTAGCCCTTGCGGAACCGGATGACGGACGGGTCCTTGCCGCCGTTGCCGAAGTCGATGCCCATGCACAGGGGTGCGCCGGGATCGGGAATGATGTCGCGTTCCCTGGCGCCCAGGATCGCGTCCATCGGGATCAGCTGGTCCTCGCCGGAGTTGGGGAACTGGCCGTAGACCTCCACCCGGGCCTCGTCGGAGTCCTCGCCGTACTGGTTGATGATCTTCTGGTAGACCGCCAGGTCCGTGCCCTCCACCGTCCGGGCGTCGATCTGGGTCGGGTTCCAGATGTCGCGGTCCCGGTGATGGCTCTCGAAGAAGGCGCCGGTGTTGTTTCGGGGGTTGGAGTAGAGATCCCAGTAGCGGTCCAGGACGGGCTCGGTGAAGAAGCCGTCGGACACGGAGAAGATCGACTGGGGGATGCCGCTCGCCTCGTCGAACTTCAGCATCATGCCGTTGTGGTTGTGCGCGCCGGCGAAGGCGTCGGGCTTCTCTTCGGACCAGAGCTGGGCCTGCAGGTAGTAGTAGCCCGTGTCGATCTTCAGGTCCTGCTTGAGCAACGCTTCGAACCACTCGGCCGGCCGCAGGCTCATGGCGGACTTGTCGAACCAGTGGCTGTTGATGGCCAGGGTGTGCCACTTGCCCAGCTCTGCCATCGTTCGGCTGACCAGCTGGGCCTCGGTGTTGGCGGTCACGATCGTGGTGCTGCCCAGGCGCGTGGACATCATCCACAGCCCTTCGAAGCTGAACAGGGCGGATTTGCCGATGCCGCGGCCGGACGAGATGGACCGGTGCCACATCTTCGGCGGCTGGCCCATCTGCATACGGATCTTGTTCTGGCGGATGTGGTCGGTCTTGGCCTCCAGCTCCGCGATCTGCCACTTGCGCGGCTCCTTGAACCGCTCGAGCGGGGTGTTGGCCTGGCCCCAGGGGAACAGGAACATGACGAACGCCCGCAGGTCGTCGGCCAGGTTCGGATCCCACAGCTCCGTCATCAGGGCTTGTTCGCTCTTGGCGTCGTAGAGCTGTTTGGCCTTCGGCATCGTTTAACTTCCGTTTAACTAAGTGAGGACGAATTTCCTCAAAAATTTTCAGCAGCGCGGCCTCGACATGGCCCCGGGTGGAGCAGCGCGCGGCCAGCCTGGCCCCCACCCCCACCCACCACTCCCCCTCCGTCGAAAAAGGGGACCCATGCGCGGCGAAACGCGCCTAGTCAAATATGTCCGGCAGCTGGGGAGTTGATTGCTTATCAACTGAGCGATGCGCAGCAACACTAGGCTGCGCAACAATCTCGCCCTCGATCACGTCTTGTGGGTCGCACGTGGGTCGCAGCGCGGCGCGTGCTCGAGCCGCGGCAAGCGCGCCGCCGATGTCCAGACGATGCTCGATCGTGAGGTCGAGCTTGTCGCCGTAGACTTTGGGGATCAGCTTGGCCGCCAGCCACTTGTCTGTGTCGATGATAAGCCGCGCGCGGTTCACGTCAGTCTCCGTGCGCGCCACTTCGGCCATTCGGTCCACACGGGCTTCAAGTAGGATCGCGCGCGCTCGCCTCACCGCCGATTCGAAAGCTGGCTGTTCGGCGAGCCATTTGGTGTAGCGATACGGGGTGACGCCGGCGAGTTTCTGCGCCTGATCCACGGTTTGCCCGCTCGCGATGAGCGAACAGAAGCGCGCTTGGTCTTCGGTAAGCCCTTGATTGTCAAAGATGGATAGGCTATTGCTATCGCTCATGGCGCACCGATAGAGAAAAACAATCGTCCAAGGTGTTGACGTGGCATCATCACTGTGGCCATTATAGCCTCACTGAACACGCAACGGACGAACCGCAGTGATCCGCTACCACACCCACGAAACCCAAGAGGCCGCAGCTGCACACGCGGCAGCCATCCGCGCAGCGGGCGGCGTGGCCTTGGTTCTGACCTACCGCGCTGACTTCCACGAAGTGAGGGAAATCGTATGACCCGTCAAGCCATCCGCACGCCCTACCCGTTCCACCAGCACAACCCACGAGCCCACGTCACTTGCTGCCGGCCGCGCAAGCTGCCGCGTCGCACCTGGCTGCAGCGCGTGCGGGACGAAATCGCGCGGCTCTGCCGCTGATTTCTTGCGTCCGCAGTGCGGACCTTCTGACAACACACGTAGAGGATATGACCATGACAGAGCTAAACCTGAGCGCAGACACGATCGACGTCCGCGACATCATCGCCCGCGTGGAAGATCTGCGCGGCGAGCGCGACGCGCACAACGACAGCGAGCAAACCGACTGGCACACCGAGTACGAAAGCGACGCCGAAGAGCTGGCCAACCTGGAATCCATCCTGGCCGATCTCGCCGGCAGCGGCGGAGATGAACAGTGGGAGGGGGCCTGGTATCCGTCCCTGTTGATCGCCGACTGGCATTTCCGGGTCTATGCGCAGGAGCTGGCCGAAGAGGTTTGCTCCGATGCAGTAGCCGGTGCCAGTTGGCCTCTTACCTGCATCGACTGGGAACGCGCGGCCCGTGAGCTGCGCATGGACTACACGTCGACCGAGATCGACGGCGCCACCTACTGGTTTCGGTGAGGTGACGACCATGCCCAAACACGCCCACCTGATTGAAGCCCGCTACGTCAACCCGACCGACACGCGCGGCTCGCGAGTCCGCCTGTTCTCGCATCGGTTCGAGCGGGACAGCGTCACCGAAGGCTACAACCCCAGCTACAGCAACACGTACGACCAGGCGCAGGCCACGCTCGAGGCGCTCGGCTACACGATCGAAGGCCAAGGCGAAGCCCGCCACGGCTACTTTTTCGTGGTGTCCGAGTTAATCCCACTGCGCGACGCGGCGGCCAAGTTGCGCAAGAGCCGCAAGGGAGCCGCGAAATGATCGGCTTCCACGTCACTAAATCGGAAACCGGCCGCTGGTACTACGTGGCCGACAACACCGGGCTCCGCTGGTCGCGTGAATTCGCCACGCATGCGGAGGCGGACAGGGCTCTGTCCTCA